TTAGAATCTTCAAGTAATCCGTATATAAATTGTATAGCCGACTCATCAGTTGATTTAATTTCAGAACTGTTGTCTTCATCTGGTGAATTATCTTTTTCAGTAGGTTCGTCAGAAGAATTGATTTTTTCATCTAATTCAATTATCCTATTACAAATTTTAATTATCGACTCGTCTACATCATCTGTATTTATAATATCTTCACAAATTTTCTTTAATGTTGACATATCGTTCTCTGTCAATTTAGAGTCTTTATCTAGAAATGCAATTAAATCTTCATAATACTTTTCATATTCAACCGCATACCTTACAATTTTTGTGAGAAGTTCTATGTATGAAATATAGTTCATCATCAATTTAGAAGATATCATTTTTGTATCGTTATCTTCTGTCTCGTTTCTTGATAATAGTTTATTTTCACTTATAACGTTTTCCAACATAGTAATAATATCTTCTTTATTCATATTCTCTAAAATATTTTCATCAAGTGTTTTTTCATTAGATAATATTTCTTCATCATCTTTTTTCATTTTTTCATTCATACTTTCTCCATTGAAGAAATCTAAACTACATAGACCATCTTCACATAATATATTATGTTTATCTTCTTTCAAACTTTGAAACTCTTCCATAAGAGATTCTACGATCTCAGGATTCGTTTCTAGAAATCCAGGTTGGATAACAAAATCTATACTTTCTATCACGAAGTTCTTATCATCAAGAACTTTATATTTCTTCCCGTCTTTCGTCACTGTTTCATTCGAAAATCCACCAAATGCCCGTGTACTGACATACATGTTACTACCGCTTCTAAGAACTGAGTTTAATATCCTTCCAGATGGAGTATCGAGAATTTCATATTCAGCGATACCCTCTCCAGTTTTTTCATCAATATAAATGTTAGTAACCTTGTGACTAACTTTTCCGGATTCTAAAAGTTCATCTAATGTATAATCTTTCGGGTGTCCTATACAACCAAACATAATTCCACGTTCAATTGAAATCTTAGTTTCTTGATTCTTTAGTGCATTTTCCCATAAAGATTTAGGGTAAAATCTACCATTTCTAGAATACCCATCAACAAAGAAAGATGGTCCGGAGACTTTAGCTAAAACTCCTTCAGAGAGCTGTTTCTTTGATGCTTCTGTGATAGTTAAACTTGAAGCTCCTCTATTTTCGTATATATATTCCATCTATTTCCCTTGAACTTTATTATTATTTAACTTAATAAATCTATGAAGATCTTGTCGAGTTTATTGTATGTCTCAAAACTTGGTTCAGATAAATCAACATTTTGACTCGCGGATACCATCGCTCTAAACATCTCATCGTCTTGGTCATTACGCATGCCAGATAAATCTCTTTTAGAGTACATGTACATTTTCGGGTCTTGGAAAAATTGTATCATATCTGTTAGAAGATTATAATCTTCTAACTCCAATTTCCCAGAAACATATGATTCCAATAATTCAACCTTCAATATACTTGAATCCTTCACGAATGCATCTAATATATCTAAGAATTGGACCATAGCTTCTGCGTCTGCTTCATAATATTGCAACTCAAGATATAAATGGGTCTCAATACTTGATAACCCCAACAGAGCATCATTTACCTGAGACATAGTAAGTTCTATATAATTAGTTCCTGGAGATAAATTATTATCGTAATATGAAGTTGATCCAGAAACACTTTCTCTTAATGCATTGAATCTTCCTAATGCTCTGTGGAAGCGTTTTCCAGAGGTAGATTTATGCCATTTTTTTACACCCTTCATAATAGTTGACTTATTCCGTCGCCATTGATTTTTCATGTTTCTTGAAGCTTTTCTATCTACTGTTTTTTTAGCAGTAGCTATCCCGATTCTCTTTCTCACTTCTCCTTCACTCAACCCCAACAATTTAAATTGAAGTTCCGAGCTCTCAGTCTTAAATTTCATACACTCTCCTTAATAACCATTTTCAGTTCCTGCATCGTTGGTTTCCTTCATAGAGAATATATCAAATCCAGCCATTGTACTAAATTGTTTATTCAGGAAACCGACATATTCTTCCATATTTATATCTATTAAATCGTGGTCTTCAAAATCTCCAACAAATGACTTAAAATTATCAACCATACTAACAGTTAAGTCAAGAAACTCTAATTTTTCTAAATCATCAGTATTCAATATATTCAAGAAAACGATATCAATATCTTCTTTTAAATAATTTCTGAACCCTAGATTTGTTAGATGTACTATCAACATTCTTTGGATTCCCTCTTTCAACGCGAATTGAATCGATTTCAATTTTTTTGTATATCTAATGTGATCTTTTATTATATCAGATTTTAGACCTTCTTCATCTATTATACTAGACGGTACACCTATTGTCGTGAGTGCCATCTTTCTTATATCATTTATTTTTTCACTCATTTCATCATAGTTATTTTCAGAGTTAAAATCTTCAGCTTGAAGTTCGCCTTTATCTCCAAAATTAGGAATAACTTTTACTTCGCCGACTCTAGCGCCAATCGTTTTTAAAATTTCTTCATCACTTTTATTATTCGTACTTACTTTAAGAGTCTTATTAACCATTTTTTCGTACATTTGCGCTATTTTCTGTGCTTCTGCTGGTTTAGTAGTAGCTGGAACTGACACAGATACAAGTTTTGTCGAAAGTGCGTCATTTATAAATCCTAAAGGAACCAAATTTTCAAGAAATTTCATTTCCTTTAGTAATCCATATATTGGGTACAATACTGATTTCCCCATTCTAAGGTATAACACCTTATCGTCTAATCCGTCTACCTTCACTCGTATTCGAGAGCTAGGGAGAGAAAAGTAGATCAACTCAGTAGGTTGTATGGTCTCTATCTTTTTTTCTCCTAAAGACAAGAAATAACTTACATCAGAATCTCTGAATACAGGAATTACAGTAGTTATATCTACATCATCATGAATATTAGTAATTCCACCACGTGATGAATTTTCATCGCCCTGCCCATTTACATCCAATCTAATAGCATATTCACCATAATAAAGAAGATCTGCGGCAATGTCTACAATCATTTTTTGAATGTTAAATTCATTTAAAAAATCATTAGCAAGCTTAGAAATTGATTTATCAATCCCTCCGCTTGAATCCTTAACTCTCACTTCAAATAATTGATGCTCATTACCAGTCGGATTCAGAGCATCATCTAATATTCTATCAACAATAAGTTGACTGAAATAAAAATTTTTGATAGAATCTATGTCATCAATAATTCCTCTCTTCGTCTCACTAATCTCTAGAAATTTAGTAATGAGTATAGAATTTGTGGATGGATTATTATTGTAATTCAAAGCCATAGCTTGTTGAGCTGAAAGTGCTGGGTCGTTCGCAACTCTCCATCCACCGAACATTTGATTAGTCAAGTTTGTAAAATTACTTCCTAGATCTTTAAAAATTCCCATTATATCTCCATTGTTTATACCTATTTAATTTTTAATATTCGATGAAATCCCCAGATACGTCTTCTCCGAATATTTCAGAGAATGGATTGTCATCATCTAAATAGTCTGAATTCAATTCATTCATTTCATCCACGAAGTCTGAATTCATATGAGGTCTGTATTCTATTTCATTAGTTATGTTCCATAACGCGTTAGCGATTGAGTCGGCAATATCTTTAGAACCTCTAGTTCCGTCAGGATTACTATCCGGGTGGTCTATCTTCTTTTCGTCTTCTTTTAAAAAGACTAATTCTCTATATAATATTTTGTTATTTGGCATTCTTATTCTATCAGATAATATTGCATCCCGAAGGGCGTAATATGCTTCCTTTTTTCTATCGACGGAATACATCTTAGTTTTCATCCCTTGTTGTTCCAATAGTTGAAGAGTTTCCTTTGACTGAAAACTATCTGAAACGACTAATTCAATCCCAACTCCTCTGCGATACAATTCATTTATGAATTCTCGTATTTTATATAATTTTAGTTGTTCCCCTTTGGGTGGTCTTATTCCTACTGCGAAGTCAACCCAATATTGATGCTCTAAAAGAGTACCATCGCCAACTGTATCATGGATATGAATCATAGATAACCCATATCTATCTCCAGCATATGCTATGTCTAACCCGATTACTTTTTGGCTTCCTGGTTTGAACATATCTATCTTATCTTCATTAAAATAACTTATCAAGTCTTGTTCTTCATCCAGAATTATTTCGTCTAATCCACAACTACCTTGTAAAATTAAACTATCTTTTATTTTATCCTTAAAAGGAATGAATGTTCTTACATCTGATACTGCCATCCCCAATACATCTCTTATACCCGCGTAGATATCATCGAATTCACCTTGATGTTCTACTGGAACATTGAATATCTTAGTGGGGTCATAATTACTAGCTCTATTATATTCATCTTCATTTGTTATGAAAAATGGATCAGATTGATAATCACCAATGAATATTTGGAATGTCTCGCCACAATAATCTATTTTGTGTTTCAGGACTTCAAATCTTGGGGCAGATACTACCAATATATCATCTTTGGAGAAGGATTCAGATGTTCCTTCCTTATCTTCTGCATTATCAATCATAGTTTGTATCAATGATCCTTCAGTTGTGGCTGATGATATCATTGAATAATGCGCTGGCCATTTATTTTTTGATAATAAGAATCTAGAGTTTATCCTATTATACATTTCAGTAATTATATTCTGAGACCCTCCCTTTTGAATCTCTTGGTTCACTTCATCAGAAGAAGCGGAATACACATTTTTTCCAACTAATGCATGTTTTCTAGAAACTAAATTTATATGAATGTTATTAATAAATAAAGTATTCTTAGATTTCGTATTATTAAACTTAGATCTGAAGAAAGGACTTTCTCTTATTAAAGACATAATTGGATCATAATTCACTTGTTCAACATTTTCTAGAGTAGAGTTAGTTAATGTGAAATACATAGTAGCTGACTTAGGAAGTTTAAATTTTAATTGTGGTTCATCCATACATAATAATCTAGCTAAATCATATAGAAATATGATGGAAGCCACAGTCGTATTGTGGTGGATACTTCCATCTGGAGTAGTATATAAATGAGGTGAGTCTATCCCAAAATCATAAACAGTGACATTTTCTTTTAAATCAGATTTATCTGTAATTTTATAAGTTTTTCCATCTTTATTATCTATAGAAAAACTTTCTTCTATATATACTATTTTTTTATTTTCTAGAACCTTATGATTAGTCGCCGTCTCAATCTTTTCGCCATTTTCGAGTGCGTATATTTTAGTGTCAGCTTTTTTCGTTACTAAAAAATTTATCTTAACCCTTTCCCCTTTAGGAGTTCTAACGAATATATCGCAAGGAGTATCATGAGATAATTCTTTATCTCCAGAATGATGAATTCCTATTTTTTCATAAAAAATGCCGATTGGTATTTTAATTTTCATTCATCCTCCTTAAATTTCAATTTGTTTCTTATAAAAATTTTTGCGTATTTCCGTCCGAGTTGTTCTTTGTTGTCTAATTTACCCTTTCTGAATTTAGAAAATGCTCTTTGTTCTCCAGAGTTTTGAAATGAATTTTTCTTAAAATAATCTCTTAATACATCTTCTGTATCTGTATTCACATTAAAATTAGTGCTCTCGTATAAATGTTGAACAAAAATTGTACTATCTCTAGCTTCATTTATTGAATATTTTAAGTTATTGATTAATGTTTTATTTCTTTTCATTTTTCAAACGTTCTTTAGTAATGATCATATTGATGAATTCCGATAAAGACAATTTATCGTTTTGTTTGGCGAATGATAAATTAATTCTATCTATGTATATTCGTATTTGTTCCAAATCTTTTTTCATTTGAATTCTGAAACGATTAATGTATTTTTTAGGGATGTGATGGTTCGTAGGGGTAAGATCAAATTAGCTCCTTCAGCTCTTATTATAATCTTATTTAATTTGTTTTGATCGTTTCGTTTTTCAAACGAAAAGCGAGTTTCGTTTCGTTTTTCAAACGAAAAGCGAGTTTCGTTTCGTTTTTCAAACGAAAAGCGAGTTTCGTTTCG